GGATCTGGTAAATCGGTCGCCTGCATCATGGATATGTTGGCAAAAGCGATGCAGCAACAGCCGTACAACGGTGTGCGGAAGTCGCGCTTCGCTTTGATCAGAAACAGCTATCCCGAACTGAGAACAACAACGCTGGCCACGTTTACAGACTGGTTGCCTATGGCCAAGATCAATATGCAACCGCCCATCAGTGCCAAGCTGTCACTGCCCAATGTGGGAGATGGAACTGCGTTAGAGGCTGAGTTCCTGTTCCTAGCCTTAGATCGGCCAGAGGACAGTAAGAAGCTGCTCTCCCTAGAGCTGACAGGGGCATTCCTCAACGAGTCCAGAGAGATTGCTCTGGAGGTGTTGGAGGTGCTGACTGGTCGTGTAGGCCGTTACCCCTCAAAGCGAGAGGGTGGATGCACATGGTCAGGAATCATCCTCGACAGCAATCCACCATCCACGGACAGTTGGATCTACCGGCTGTTTGAGGAAGAGAAGGTTGAAGGCTATGAGCTGTTCAAACAGCCTGGCGGACTGATACACAAAGAGGATGGCACCTACGCACCGAACCCACTGGCTGAGAACATCGATAACCTGCCCGGAGGATTCGAGTATTACCAGCGACAGATACCGGGTAAGCAGACCAACTGGATCAAGAGCTATGTGCTCGGTGAGTACAGCGACGTGCTCGATGGTAAAGCGATCTACCCGCAATTCAACGACGATCTTCACGTTAATGAGTGCAAGCCTGTTAATGGATTGCCGGTCTATATCGGACTGGACTTTGGTCTGAACCCATCAGCGACGTTCGTACAGCTCTCACCGAGAGGCACCTTGATGGTGTTGGATGAGATCACGGTTGATGGGATGGGCATTAAGCAGTTTGCAGAGGGATTAATGCTGCCGCTGCTCAAGACCAAGTATAGGGATTGTGGTTGGGAGATATACGGCGATCCAGCCGGAGTAGCGCGAAGCCCTACAGACGAGAAGACGGTGTTCGATGAGCTGAAGCTACTCGGACTCTACGCATCACCCACAGAGTCGAACGCGCCACAGGCACGATGGGAGGCGGTTCGCTACTGGCTCAACCGCATGACTGATGGCAGACCTGCGTTTCAGCTTGATCCAAGCTGCAAGATGTTGCGTAAGGGGTTCCTTGGTGGATACCGCTTCAAGCGGTTGAAGGTGAGTGGGGAGCGTTACGCTGACAAGGCGGATAAGAACGAGTACAGCCACATTCACGACTCACTGCAGTATGCGCTGCAGGGGTTGAACAGTGAGGCGAGAGCAGCGCCGGTTGAGGAGATACACATTCATACGGTGGCCGACTCTGTGGTTGGTTACTAACAAGAACACAACTTTGAACAGACCCAGCTTCGGCTGGGTTTTTTATGCGTGAGTTATATGGACGAGCAACTGGAAGAGATGACAGAGCTGGAGGTGATTGAGCACGAAGCCGAGTTGCAACGTGCTCAAGAAGAGCTGCAGCGCGAGATGGCTCGACGTCTACAGGCGTTTGGTAGCCGTCTACAGGAGCTTGCCGAAGATCAGGTACGCCGTAAGCGTGAGATTGAAGAGCGGTGGTTGGAAGACAGCCGCCAGATCGCTGGTAAGTACGACGAAAAGACCCTGGCGCGGATCAAGGCGACCAAAGGCTCAGAGGCGTTCGTCAATATCACACGGGCGAAGTGCAACAGTGCCGAGGCTAGGCTGGCCGATATGCTCTTCCCGACCGATGATCGAAATTGGGAGATCATGCCCACGCCCATCCCACAGATGGCTGAGGCAATGACCGATGAGACTCCAGCCACAACCCCTGATGGTCGTCCGGTGATGACACCTGAAGGTGCGCAAGTACAGAAGCGCGACATGGCACAGGGCGTCATGGAGGCAGCGAAAGAAGCAGCCAGAGCCATGCAGGATGAGATGGACGACCAGCTCAACGAGGCCAAGTACAACATCAAGTGCAGAGAGGTAATCCGTGATGCGGTACGTCTGGGTACTGGTGTCCTGAAGGGGCCGGTTGTGGTGGGACGTTCAAGACGATCCTGGCGATCCATGGGAGATGGTGTGGGAAACACCGTGCAGGTGCTCCACATCGAAGAAGATTTACGCCCTTCAGTAGAGCGGGTTGATCCTTGGAACTACTTTCCTGATATGGACGCCACTTGTCAGGAGGATGCTGGTTTTGAGTTCGAGCGCCATCCGATGACCAAGAAGCGGTTGCGTAAGCTGGCCAAAGAGCCAGGTTACTTCTCCGAGGTGATTAATGATGTACTCAAGAAAGGTGAGCCGACCTATGCAGTGACTGCGGCGTTCGTTGATGACCTGCGTGGGATCACGGGCGTGGGTGCGCGGAAGGTATACCCGTTCGAGGTGTGGGAGTACCACGGCCCTGTCGAGAAGGAAGACCTTGAATCAATGGGTATGGAGGTAGGTGAGGACTGTCTTGGGGACATCGAGGCGGTTGTCTGGATACTTGATGGCCATGTGATCAAGGCGGCCCTCAACCCAATGGAGACGGAAGATCGCCCTTACTCAGTCTATAACTGGGAAGAGGATGATGGATCTGTCTTTGGTCATGGTATCCCGTACCTGATGCGTAACGCGCAGCAGGCGATCAACGGTGCATGGCGCATGGCGTTGGATAACGCTGGCCTGAGTGTTGGTCCACAGACAGTAGTAAACAGCCACATCATCAAACCGGCAGACGGTAACTGGAACCTGGCACCTAAGAAGGTGTGGCAGCTCACAGATCGTAATCGCTCAGTGCATGAGGCGTTTGGTACCTACGAGATCAACAGCCACTTGGGTGAGTTGCAGGCGATCCTGCAGACCGCCAAGAGCATCGCGGACGAGGAGACCAGTCTACCTGTGATTGCACAGGGAGAGCAGGGCACCTACACCCGCACCGCCACCGGCATGAGCCTGTTGATGAACAGCGCCAACGTGGTGACACGTCGTTCGGTGAAGAACTTTGATGATGCGATCACCAAGACTTTCCTGACCCGGTTGTATGACTGGAATATGCAGAACAGTGAGAAGGAAGAGATCAAGGGCGACTACCAAGTTGATGCGCGTGGATCTTCTGCGTTGCTGACTAAGGAGACTCAGGCACAGAACCTCATCCAACTGCTACAGGCATCAGGGAACATCCCGGAATTGAAGCGCATCCCACTGGTCCGCAAGACGGTCCAGAGTATGCAGCTCGACGCCAACGAGTTGGTGATCACCCTTGAGGAGATGCAGCAGAAGCAGCAAGAGCAGATGCAGCAGCCTCAGATGTCTCCAGAGCAAGAGAAGCTGCAGATGCAGGCACAGATCGAGCAGTTGAAGGCTCAGGTGCAGCAGGAGAAGAACCAGATCGAAATGATGAAGCTGCAGTCGGAGCGTGAGATCGCACTGGCAGGAATGGCAGCGGACCGTGACATGAAGGTATCTGAACTACAGGCCAAGCTGGGACTGGAGCAGATGCGCGCCGGTACCAAGCATGAGCTGTTCGACAAAGAGGCACGGCTGAAGCTGGCGACTGGGCAAGGGATCTGATGGAGATTGCATTTGATTCGACCACTTGGAAAGCAGTTGTGGAGTGGGCGGATGAAGAGATTGAGAAAACGCGGACGGATCTGGAAACCCCTCAACGGGATTTGTCTGAAACTGAATATTTGAGGGGAAAGATAGCGGCGCTTAGAAGTCTAAAGGATCTATCGGTATCAGCCCCAGAGATCACTCAGGTTGACTACTAAGCCCTGCGAGGAACGATAAATGTCGGAAGAGAAGGTAGATGAGTTTGGTGCAGCGTTCGCGGAGCTAACTGACGAGAACCCTGAGAGTAAGGACGAGACTACTGAGGAAGTGGTTGAAGAGACGGTAGCCGAGACCAAGGAAGAGACAGAGACCACCGCAGAAGCCGGAGGATCTGAGCCTGAGAATACTAGCGATGCAGACCCTGCAGCGGACGCTGAAACGAGTGGTGCTGAGGAAACGGTCGATCTAGGTGCCTTGCAGAGTGAGCGTGACAACCTCATGCAGTACAAGCGCAGCAATGAAGGTCGGGTCAGTGCATTGCAGAGAAAGATTACGGAGCTGGAGCAGCAGGTTAAGACTGCTTCGGTCCAACGCACTTCACCACCACAGAACACTGAGGTATCTCAGGAAGAGTGGTCGAAGTTTGAACAGGAATACCCTGAGATCGCAATGGCGATTAACACTCGCATTACCGGCATGGAGCGGGCGCTTCAACGGGATGTAGCTGGGCAGATTGGGCAAGCTGTCCAACCGCTACAGAATGCTGAGCAGGAGAGATACAAATCCAATCAGGTGGCCGCTCTTGAAGCCGCTCACCCTGGTTGGGTCAATGTAGTGAGGTCTGAGGAGTTCAATGACTGGCTCCAACGGCAGCCCTTGGCAGTGCAACAGTTGATGGAATCAGAGGACGCTAGTGAAGCCTCCTACCTATTGGATACCTACAAGCATAGCCAACCTCAGAAACAGGAGACGGAGACGGTAACTCAATC